AAAAGCACGATTATTATTTGTTTGTGTTTACAAAAAACAATGGTTGCACAGAAGTAAAAAATATTTATACTGCAATTGAATGCGATTTCTTTTCTTTTATTGTTAATGAAAATTTAGAGGTTGGCACATGGATTTTAAATATTTATGGGCAAGATAATTATTCAAATTATAATCCGGAAAACGCAGTATTGGTTTTTGAAGATAATTTGCGCGTAAATGGTTTTGAAGATACCGGAGAAAATTTTCTAATTACGCAAGATTGTAAGTATTTTATTACCGAATCCGGCGAATTTATTATTTTAGAACAATGAAAAATTATTTTTTAAATAAAATAAATTTGATTTTAACATTTTTAGCGGTTTATTTTGCACCGGCATATCCAATTATGATTGGAATTGGGTTTTTGGTTACTATGGATTTTATTACCGGAATATTAGCAGCAAAAAAACGCGGCGAAATAATCACATCTAAAAAGATGCGACCAACAATCATGAAAGGATTTGGATACATGGCATCAATCTTAATTGCATTTGTTATGCAGAATGTTTTTTTAACAGATATGGAAGTTATGAAAATTGTTAGTGGATTAATTGCGATGATTGAATTAAAATCTTTAGATGAAAATTTAACATACATAACCGGCAAAAGTATTTTTAAACAATTCTTAAAAGATAAATAATATCTTACCTTTGTTTTAAATCTTAAAGCCATGATAAGTAAACACATATCAGAAGAAGAAGCATTTAAAAGCCAAACTGCCATAAGACATGGCATAAAAAATCAAACAACAGATGCAGAAACATTAGCTAACATGAAACATGTTGCGGAAAATGTTTTTGAGCCAATTAGAAAACATTTTAATCGGCCAATTGGCATTTCATCTTTTTATCGTTGTGAAAAATTAAATAAAAAAATTGGCGGTGCAAAAAATTCGCAACACATGTCCGGCGAAGCAATTGACATTGATGCAGACATATTCGGCGATTTAACAAATAAAATAATTTACGATTTTGTAAAAGATAATCTTGAATTTGACCAATTAATTTGGGAGTTTGGCGATAATAATAATCCTGCATGGGTACATGTATCGTTAAAAAGAAATGGTAAAAACAGAAAACAAATCCTGCGCGTAAAATGAAACAATCAAAATGGCTAAAATACATAGAGCCAAACAAAAGTTTGTACAAAAAATTAAAAGGAAACAAAACACATTTTGCAAATGCAATTATTGATGCGTATCCGGAATTGAAAAAAACAGATTTTGGCGGCCTACATTGGTTTATTAAACAATATTTTAGTGGAAATGGATTTGAAAATTCAGAGCCAATAAAAAAAGAAATAAACATTGAAGATGCAATTCAAGAAGATAGAAAATTTCGCGCATTAAATTCCAAATTGCAGGACATAACAAAAAAGAATATTTATTTGTTAGAAAAATTAACTGCGCAAGAAAAATTATACGATGATTTATTAAGCATAAAAGAGCCAATTGAAGTTTTTGAAATACCAATTGGCAAAGAATGCAAAATGAATCGAGCAATTCCAATTATAAGTTTATCTGATTGGCATTTGGAAGAAAATGTTTATGCCGGTCAAGTAAGCGGATTCAATGAATATAATCTAAAAATTGCAGAACGCAGGGCGTTTACGATTTTTCAAAATATTTTAAAATGTATTAAAAAAGAAAGCAAAGATGTTCAAATTGATGATTGCATTATTTGGTTGGGCGGCGATTTTATATCCGGTTACATTCATGATGAATTAATTGAAAGTAATAATTTATCGCCAATTGAAGCAACAAGATTTGCAAAGCGTTTATTGATTAGCGGAATTGAATTTATATTAAAGCATTCAAAGTTAAATTTGATTTTACCATGTTCGGTTGGTAATCATGGCAGGACAACAAAGAAAATGATGGCATCAACCGGATACAAAAACAATTATGAATTTGGTATGTATTGCGATTTGCAGGATTATTTTAAAAGGGAAAAGCGTATTAAATTTCATATCCCAATTTCCGATGATTGTTATATTGAAGCATTTGGAAAAACATTGCGTTTTTTTCATGGCGATGCATTAAAGTATGGCGGCGGAATTGGCGGTTTATCAATTCCATTGATTAAATACTTACACAGAAAAGATGAACAAAGAAAAGCAGATTTTAATTTCCTTGGTCATTTTCATCAATTGTTATATCCAACACACGCAAGTTGTGTTAATGGAAGTTTGATTGGATTAAGCGCGTATGGATATAAAATTGGATTTAAACCGGAACGGCCTGCGCAAGCATTTACTTTATTAGATGAAAAAAGGGGATTCACAATTAAAATACCAATTTTTGGCGATGAAAAATAATTCAGAAAATCCGGATGATTTAAATATTGATGATATTGATGAAATGTCAGATGAAGATATTTACAAAGAATTATATTTTTTAAAAGAATTTTTATGGGAAGTTGAAGAAAATCAATTATTATATTTTCCAAATAAAAAGGTTGAATGGCAAACAGAATTAATAAAGTTAATTGACCAACGATTAAAATGGTTGAATTTTGAGGATGAAGATGAATAAAGAAACAGAATTAATAGCATTAGAAAAAGAAATAGAACAATTACAAGAAATTTTAAATAAAAGGAAAAAAAAATACGATGAAATCAAAAATAGCATTAGCAGCAATTCTAATTTTTTTAGTTGGATGCAAAGCCAAAGAAATAAAAACAATAAATAAAATTCAAACAGATAGCAGTAGTTATGTAGAAGTTAAAAAGCAAATTGAAATTTTAACTTTACAAACAGATAGTGGATTAATTATTGAGGAAGAAATAACCGATTATGAAATTACCACAGATACGGCAGGAATAAAAACAAGTGTGCCAATTAAAAAGATTAAAAAGAAATTGCACAAATATAATCGCGAAATAAAAGCCGAAGAAAAACAAGAAATTAAAGCGCAAGAAAATGTTGTAATTAAAAAAGAAATCAAAACGCAGCGAATAGAAAAAAAATCATTTCAAATGAAATGGTTTTATATTATTTTTTTAGTTGTTTTTTTTATTTTGATATTATACATTTTTTGGATTAAGTTCTGATAATTATTACCTTTGATAATTCATAGTGTTTTAGTTTTAAATAGGTTCATTTGGCCGGTATTTTACCGGCCATTTGTTTTTTATGGTAATTTTATTTTAAATTATTTTCTGCGTTTTTGATATCATTAAGCCACAAATTAAAAAAAAGTAAAAAAAAATATTGTTTTTTAATTTTATTGTGTATCTTTACTTTATGCGATATTGCATACACAACCAAAACAAAACAAAACAGAAATGGCAACACAAGTTAATTATCAAAAAATTTGGGATTCAAATGATTCGGTCAATCGGTCATTTTTTTTACAAATCGAATTAAAATTACCAATTCAAGAAGCGGAAAAAATTTCCGCATTGAAATGGAATCAATTAAATTTAATCTATCAAATTCAAATCAAAGATTGGTTAAATAAATAATTCATCATGCGCCGGTTTTGGCCGGCGCATTTTTTTAAACTAAAACAAATTTAAAACTTTAGACAAAACGAAAATGAAACTATCAGAAAAAATTCAAAACGAAATTAATGCTTTAAAAATTGAGCATAACAAGAACACAGATTATCGCATGATGAATTATTACAACTGCGTTGATGATTATTCATGGGGCGGCAGATGCGACCAAGCGCAGGATTTTGAAATGTCAAGAATGCGAGGCATGCTTCATAATGTTTTAGAGCAGGAAGAAAATGGCGGATTTTGCAAGGAAATTGCGTATGCTTATGAATTGCAGGACATGGATGGCAATGTGTTATCAAAAAGATTAGTTAATGGCAAATTCGGATTGTGTTTTATTATTCAACATTCTGAAAACAATGTGTCATTTGTTGGCGCAACAAAAAATCAATCAACCTTTGCAAAAAAAGGTTTTAAGATTGTTACAAAAATCTATGAATTTAAAGTTATTTATACCGGCACATTAAATTCAAAATTTGCCAATCGTTCTGTTGAATTAATTTCTTTATCTGAAACCATGCAAGATAAGGTTGATTATAATATAGGGGCAGATACATCACTTTGGTTATTCCAACAAAATAGTTAATTTTAAAAAGGGGCGCAGCATCCATAACTGCAAAAAAAACAAAAACAAAAAAAATGTCAGAACAAACAAAAAAAATCGAAAAACTTTTATCCTTAAATTTAAACTTGGATAAATTTTATGCAATTAGGATTTATGAAAATTTAATTACATTACAAGGCGAAGCAAAAAAAATTACAATTACTGAATGCGAAGCCGCAGGATTTGTATTTAGATATGAATACAACTATTTGGAAGCCAAAAAAGATGGCGTTGAAATTACATTATCATTTAACCTTTAGACAAAAAAACATGAACAAGTTCAAAGACAAAAACGATTATATTGACAAATCAACTATTGTTGATTTGGCAATTTTTACAATCTTATCTTTTATATTTATTTTTATTTTATTTACATTGCGAAACTTTTAATCATGGAAGTTTCAATCATAGAATTAAAGCGCAAGGCGCAACAATTCATATCAGATGACAGATTAACTGAAATAGAGGTTTATGATGTTAAATCAAATGACAATGGTTTAAAATACATTGCCAATATTGATATTGCCGGATTGGAATTTGATGTTTTATTTTATTACGCGGATGTTGTAAATTATATTGCAAAAAATTATTCAACAAGGATTAATAAATATTGGAGCGAAGAATATTTATGCATCATTGAAACAGATGATGAAGGCAATGAAATTTATTGCATTCCGGTTAATGAATATTTTGCGGAAAATTCTTTTTTAATTGTAACAGATTTATTAACTTTAATTTTAAAATAATGAAAAGAGTAAAATTTAATTTAAGCGGCAATTGCCAAACAAAAATCAATGGATTGGAATATAGTATAATCCAAGTTGATTCAAACATGTTTACTTTTGTTAATCACTTAACAAATGAAACAGAAGTTTATCCAACACTAATGCATGCGATGGCAGCAATTAGAGCAATAAACGAATTGCAATATCCTGCGGTAAGTAAATACAAAAAAACGCAGTCGCATAAAGTTGCAAAATTAACTATTAATGAAACTTTAGAAATTGAAGAAAATGAAATTTACAAAGTTAGGCCATTGATATCATATTACAAAAAAACATACAACAAGTTGTTTACCATTGAAACAAAATTAAATGACAATTTAAAAACTTATTTAATAACGCGATGCAAATAGAAATTAAATACAACAACCATTTTGATGAACAAGGTTTGCCGGTGGTTAAAAAAATTAATGTTCAATCTTCTGTAGGTTTTTCGCCACAAGAAAGAAACATTTCATTACAT